TGAGTAACAGCTACTCTAAACTCATCATCAAAGCCATCACAAACACTGTATACCATACCTAAGAAATGGTCAAAATGGTCAGAACCCATTTGGAAAATTCTAAGTAAAGCATTGCCTTCATCACCAAAACACAATTCATGATTCATGCTGTAATCATAAATATTTTCATTTACTAAAGAAAATACTTTTGTGTTTCTATCAATTGCTTTATAATAAGAGTGGTCTAAAGACATGCATCTTTCATGGCTAGGCCAGAAATATGAATGCTTTATAATAGCTAAGCCCAAATAACACATGACTTCTTGAAACTGATAAAAACTACCATTATCAAAAATACATCTTTCATAAGGATGTTTGCTAATGGCATTGTTTACAATTGTTTTAATCAGTTTTTCATTAGGACTAATAGGCCCGTTTGGAATTAGAGCTACTAAATCACAGTTAGCAGCTATAGCAAGAAGGTCTCTTGTATCAGTAACTACTTTAACATCACCTATATCAAAAGAATTATTTTGTTTATTTGACCTAATTGGAATGCTTGTGTAATGTTTGATTTCTTTTCTTTTACCTTGTTTTGGATTATATACACAAAACTTTGCTAAACAACTAATCTCTTTAATTTCTTCAAACTCATTAATGAGTACTTCTATTTCTGAAATGATTGGATTTATTAGAATGCACGATGTCATTCCTGCTGAAATTGTTGGCAATGCTGACACTTTGTTTTCCTTAAAATAAAAGCCTTTAAAGCGTTTAAAACGCTTGTACCAAGTCATACCCCTAGACTGCCTTTTATGGCAGTCTAGGAGATGATTTAAGCTAGTTTAAAAGGCACTATATTAGAAAACCAAACCGCCTTTAGTTCCAGTAGATTTTACAGAACGACTATTGTCAAAAGACTTAGCCATTTCAGTAGCAGCTTGTTCGGCAGCCTCAGTTTGCTTTGCAAGAGCATTGACCGTACTTCCTCGAATAGCAAACCATACTGGTGTAGTATCAGAGATCAAAAAGTCGCTTGTTGATTTATTCTCACCAGCAATAATTGCTTCATCTGGAGTACCTACTTTCAAGAAACCAACAACTCCGCCTTCTGGCTGAGCTACTTCTTCAGTAGCCAAACCAAGTACAGCCAAACTGTTACCATTGATTTTGCCAGCTGTAATCTCAAGCACCCAAGCACGATTGGTCATAGGACTTGTAGGAGAACCACGAGTCATCCAGGTTTTGATGTCGTTAGTGTCTAGTCCACGATGATTGCCAGAGAACAAACACAACAACCAAGCAATGTCGTTCATTACGCCTGCATCGTTTTCTTTTGCATTACCAGTATGAATACGGGTAAGCATAGGAGTTTCTCGGTAGTCTGCGACGCCGTCATACGTAGCAATGGTAGCGCGTGCATTATTGATGGCATTCTGACTGTTGTCATTGTGAACACAAATGCTAATTACACGTTTCCCTTGAGCAGCAATTTCGCCAGCTAATACTGGTCCAATAGTGGCACCAGACGCTCCTGACAATGTGTGAACTACAATGTTATAATCAGAAGGTTGTTGATTAGCTAACGATTGTCCTACTCGGTCTAGGACCATTTCAGAAACGTTTTGTCGTACGCCACCGCCGCCTTTGCGCTGATCATCATAATAATACATATTCAAATCACCCATGTGCTTATTTGTAGCATCACTGGTGTCTTGAAAGTAAAAATTAGCTTTTGCAAAAGCATTGTTGTTTGGTTGGCGGCCTTCGCTGAAACGTTGACCCAACTTAATCCCACCGCCGCCTACAAAATAAATTCCGACTGTATTGACTTCTTTACTCATGTTTGAAAATTCTTTCTTCAAGATCTTGGTTAATGAAATTACCAACGATGATCAGTCATTGGATAAGACAGATGTAGTTAAATGTACACCAGCTCAATATAGTAATGTAAGAACGTATTTTTCTGCATTCTCACCCTAACTATTTTTAAATATCCAATATTTTTATATTGGATAAGTATTAGATATTATTTTCTTTGCCAATTTATATTCATTAGGTGTTAATTTACTGTATTTGTTTCTAGTTAAACAAACACCCATATAGTCACAACACTCACCTAGTAAATTATTTTTAACATCTAAATAACCTATTCTTTTTACTTGAATGTCTTTTAAAGCCCAGTGTTCTTTTGTTTTCCTAAAATCACTAACATCTGGCGGTAAATATAATTCTTCGTTAGTTACATAAACTGTAGGATTTAAAATATATCCTTCTTCTGTAAATTTACTATTTTTAATTCTTTTATCTTCTAGTAAAGTAAAAAGACTACTAGGAATATGTGCTTGTATTCCAGAGTCTATACTAAGTAAGCATCCTAATATATTTGTACTAAAACATACTCTAGGTACATTAGGCTCATCTTTACCAGCACATTCAGGTATCTTTGCTTTTAATATAGGTTTAGAGCCTAAGTCTACAGCTGACACATGGTAAAAAGTTTGAGTGGTTTCTTGATTGATGTTCATATCAAACTAATTATATAAGTTGCTAAAGATGGTCTGACTATGGTGTAACACTATATAAACAAATATGAAAGGTGATTATTTTGCAAGCTCTTACACAAGCTCTAAATGAAATTAAGTTTATGATCCCTATGCAAATTTTGCAAAAGGCATTTCTTGATATAAGTTATTTAGGATATAATAATTATTCTATAGACGATGCTATTGTTAACAATGTACTAAGAGCTAAAGTATTACCAGACTGTAATATGCTTGGTGGACAGACAATGGTAATTGATGTATCCCAATGTGGTGTCAATCCAATTGAAGTAGGGTCTAACGTTATTACAGTGCCTAAACATTTAACAGGCGGCAGAAGTATAGTCAGTGTAATATCTGTTGTACATGTCACACAAGGAATGTTAGCAGCTTTAAGTGCAGGTGGACCAGGTGTAACAAACTCAGTTATGGGCAATAGTGGTTGTTGCGATAGTAACAATGGTTCTCCTGTAACAACAGCTCTAACCAATCTTTATAATTCTGGTAACAATTTACCAGTTATTAGCTCAGCTGTAGCTGAAATTATAGGTGAGAATATTGTCCATGTAAGAAACTTACCCATTGGTGTTAAGGTAGGTATGGGGATGATATGTGTTGTAGCCAATGATGAGAATATGAGTAATATACAACCAAGAAGTGTTTATGATTTTAAAAAGTTATGTGTATTAGCTTGTAAAGCTTATATCTATAATAAACTATTAGTTAACACTGATATAGGTGAATTTAAAGCAGGTGCTTCTTTAGGTGTTATAAAATCTATCATTGAGAGTTATTCAGATGCTGCTCAAATGTACGATGACTTCTTAAGACAAAAATGGGTAAAGATAGCTTACACTAACGATAAGTTTAAATACAGTAGATTAATTGCTAGAACCACTGGACAAAGAGGATAAATAAAAATGTCTGACATTACAATTGATACAAAAGAAATCAAAAAAACTTTGATTACATCAGATATAAATACTTCTGATTTAGAAAATGCTATAGTTAATTTCAACAATGGTAAATTAGGAATCATTGATGGCTCTTTAAGCCAAGCATGTTGTAATGCTTTAAATCAGTTATTGCCTAAGAATGTGACTACTCTACCAGTAGCAGCTATGGAGTCTCATTGTTTGTCTTTTGGTAAATATAAAGGCATACATGATTATGCTTGTGAACAAATGAGCAATTCTAATGAAGTATTAGGATTGTTTTATGTTTATTCTGAAACAGAAAAAGATAGCTTTAACGATACTGTTAAGTTAAATGAAGCCTCTAGGTTAATGACTGAAGAACAAAAATCTTCTAGTGTTGTTTACTGCCCAACATCTGCTAATCATTATTGCCAAGAAGATGCTAAGACTTGGGCTAAAGAAAATGGTTTTGCCTACAGCACAGATTTAAAAATAGCAGTAGAGCATTGGAGCGGTAAAAGGAAATTAAAGGTATGAGTGATATTTTAAAATCTATATTAGACGATGAATTTTCTCATGTTAAATTTGATACATCAATTTGTCACAAGTTGATAAGACTGGATGTTGCTTTTGTTAACAAGAATGAAGAACATGCTCACTTTTTTGGCCAAGGATCTATTGGTGTAGAAAGGGTATCTTTTACTTCTTCTAACAGAGATGATTTTTTTATTGATACTTTTGGTATAGATGAAACAGATCTTCAAAAGAAAATAACACAAGCTGCAATAGATGTTCAAAATCAATATAATGAAAAAAAGAAAAAAGACAGATCGTTGACTAGACCTAGTTTTGATCCTACTTTTGAAAATTCTCAAGACCCTTTTAATATATGTTGTTTATATGTTGTTTATAGAATAGGTATAACTAAAAATATATCTAAAGATTTAATATATCAAGCACAGTTATCTACTTTAAATTATTTAAACTATAGTTTTCTAACGAGTTTGATAAGAAAATATTATCCTTATCCACCAGACCCAGATATTGCTAGAGCTACATTTGCCGCTTTATCTGCCAAGTATCTAATTAAACAGTTAGGTACTTGGCAAGCTTTGGTAAAATATAGATCAGAATCTATTTTATCACAAGAAGGCACTTGGTTAGATGTTATTAAAACTTTCTCTAATTGCGATAGAACTAGTCAATGCATTAATGATATCAAAGGTAGAATGAATTCTCATGTTGGTGAGATAACTACACTGTTTCATCAACTACACAGAGAAGGTACGAAATTAAATACCGACTCACATGTTTATATTCATGATGGTGAAAAAATTTTAAAAGAAGCCGATAAAGGTCATAGTTCATATACTAATTACATACTTAATGTTATACCAGATAAAAATGATTTTATTAAAGGTGAATTAGTAGAAGCAATATGCTCTTTACTTCCAACATGTTCACCTAAGAACTTAAAAGAAGTACTATTATGGTACAGTGGTAACTATAGTTCATTAAGTATCAAGCACCCTTTATATGGAAGTATAGATAACATACTAGAGCATGCTTATGGCGTAATATTGGACGATCCAAAAACATTTAGAAAGAGTAAAGATTTGGTTGGCTTATTAATTAGATTCAAAGGTATTTATACTTCTAGTAGAAATACAGATGATAAACTAAATGAAATAAAAGAGACTATCTTAAATGGTGTTTATAAGTCTACAGAGCTTACAAATTTTAGTAGAGCTTCAGCAGTAAGAAATGCTTTTATGTTATATATTGTAGCTAGAACTTTTTGTAAGTCTCACTACGAAGTACACTAATGAATCAGACTCCCACAGGCCTAGGCCTGTGGGAGATCTCTGAACGGGTAAAAAACCACCACGACTTGATTAATGATAAAAGCAATAAAGCTTCGGTGCGTAAACCAAAGGTCCTATGGGTGGCTGTCCCAAGTAATATACAAAGTGTTTACTATCCTGTTATTATGTAAGTATAATTAATAGCCGCAAAAGCAAATAAAGAAAACAACATGTAACATATTGAAGAATTCTTATGTATATTTATACAAAAAGCTATAGCTTCATCTGGTTTAGTTAATTGGCTATGTTTAGAAACAGTTTTTATAAATTTTACTTGTTCTATAGCTTTTTGTACTAGTTGTTTTTTCTTAATTGTAATACTAGAATTTACTATTAAAATAGCATACGATACTATATACCAAATAGGGAGTTTTTGAAATCCTACAAGTTTATAATAATCTATAAAAGTAAAACCTGTAATAAATACAAGTATACTTATACCAATAATTATAAAACTGAAAAAATTAATAACACTTAAAGATTTGCTAATCACAGCTAAATCAAAGTTTTTAGCTTCTTCTTTTAAATCTTTTAATAGATTAATAGTAGAGACTATAGGCCAAATGCTAAAAAGCATTACCAACACACCGAGTGTCAGATACAACATAAGAAATTCCTTTAAAAATATTTGGTGAAATACCAAAGAATGAAAAAAAAAACATACTACACATTGGCTAATAGCCAATGTGTAGAGTTTGATTAAATACAGATTTCGTCGCTAAGTGCTTGCCTATATTGAATATTTTCAATTATTTTTACAGATGCTAAGAATATATCATTGACTGATTGATTAGCATCTACACGATGCATAGTCTTGTCAGCTTCTTTTATTTTTCTATAAGTATTAATACGTTTTTGATATACTTCAATACCACCTAGATCAAAACGATTTTGCTCTTCATTCCTACTAGATAATCTTTTTTGAGCTTCTTCTGGACTAACATCTAAGAAAATAGTAGCATCTACTTTCTTCTCCAATTGAAGCATTTTATCAAAATAGAAATCTTCATTATGTTGATTACCGTCTACATTGTAAACAATAGTAGAATGAAACCATCTGTCTGTAATTACAATGACTTCATTATCATTATTACCGTCGTTTAAGAGTGGCAGAATCTCGTTTGAATAGAACTCCATACGAGAAGCAACAAACAGCATGATGCGTGTTGTCTCGTCCATGTCAGTAGACATAATCAATTCACGCAATGCATTTCCTACTGGAGTAGAGCCAGGTTGTCTGAAGATTTTGATTTCTTTACCTATATCAATGTAGTGTTTTTCTAAAGACTTTACCAATGTAGACTTACCAGAGGCATCTACACCTTCAATTGAAATAAATTTAATTTTAGACACAATGTTTGTCCTTGTTAGTTAAAGGTTAAATGATTTTATTGACTAAGAATATTTGGTGAATTATATTTTTAAGATACGTATTTCATTTTCTACCTGCCGCTCTACTTACTTTTGCAAGCTCAAACTTTAAACTACGTTTGTAAGCGTTGATAGTTCGGATGATTTGTTTTTCTTCTTCAGTTCTCTCAAATCTATTTTTGAGACCATTTTTTCCAAAGAAGATTTTACTAGCAACAAAACCATCTAACATTAAACTCAAGTCTAAAGCCCAATATAGAGTTTTATCTTTAGGAATAGTAGCTGCTAATTGTGATTGCTTTTTTATAAATTGAATAAAAAGTTCATGCTCTTGTGGGATACTATTAGCCAAATGGCTAAGAAGTATACCTATTTTAAACAAGGCTCTACTTGAATTAGATAAAGAGATTAAACCATTACTCATATTTTAATATCCTCTTGTGTTACAGTTTTACTGTTTTCAAACAAAGCTTCAATGAGCTCAAACCCTTTTTCAAGGTTGCAGCTAACTCCAGAAGCATTCTGATGTCCACCTCCACCTAAAGTCTTTGCATATTCAGAAACATCAAACTTATCGCCAATACTCCTCAGACTAAATACCACCTTACCATCGTTGGTAAAGAAATAAGTCATTGAAAAATCGACATCTAGTTTTTTACAAAGCTCATGGCCAATATCACTGATTAAACCAGTTGTGTTAGAAAAGGCAATTTTCATGTTGTCTACATAACTGATACTGGCTTTATAGATAGATGACTCTATTGCTTTTTGATCAAAGAAATCTTTTTGCTGACCAATAGCAACGAGTGATCTGTATGCAACTTCATCCTGAGAATAAGTTTCTAATTCTCTAAAATCTTTGATTAACAATTCTAAAGCTTTAGATACAAACTTTGTTTCTGGATATTGAAATTTCCAAAGATCACGGTCTTCAATACTAAGTAATACTTTAGGAAAGCTTACAACTTTATTTAAAGCTTCATCAGGTTTTGTATGAAAGTACGCCCAAGTTAACGTGCAACCTGAATGGCTCATATCAAAGTAAGCATCTTCAATATCTTCTAATTCGGTTTGTGATGTTTTATGGTGATCCAACACAACTACTTTTGACATTCTTTCTTTCAGTGAAAGAATTTGATCTCGTTTATAACTAAAATCAACAATGTATACAATTGAATTGTCTTGCAATAGTGGAATAGGTTTTCCATATTGTACTGGAATGTAGAAAGTATATTCGTTATCTCCTAACGCTTTCCAAGCAGCGTATGCTGCACCTTTGCCATCCATGCAGTTTTCATGGTACAAGACATATATATTTTGTTTTTGATTATTATTCATTTTTTTTTATTCCAATTTAAATTTTTATTAGATAACCGTGTTGCCATTCATCAGGATTACCTGCTAATCCAGCTTTACTTGGATGTGGGTCAAAAAACACTTGTCCATTTTTACCTACTACAGCATGAAATAATCCATTGCCTCTAGGACTAGGTCCACTGATTTCATGGTAATAATCAATGTCTGAAAATACCATAGGTTTTGGTTGACTAGCTGTGATCAGCAATGCATATCCTTTTGATCTTAAAAAATTATCTATTAGATCATAAAAATCAGAAGCATCACCTTTTGCTAATTGTAAAAAATGTGGTACTTCATTAATAGGAATATCTAATAGACTAGCAATCACTGCTCTTTGACAATCACCATGAATGCCTTTTTCAGGATCATTTACAAACTCTTGATTAACTGGTGTCATTATAATAATTCTTAATTGATTAAAGGACAAATATCATAACCAACAGAGGGATTATGTTCATTCATTTTTAAAAGCCACTCTTGCGATTGTTCTTTTGTTAAACCTGAAAAAGGCAAACCTATTTGTTTACCTGTGTAAGTATATGCAGCATTGAACTCGTCTACAACACCTGTTTCTTTAGGATCTTCTACAAAGTAATGTTCCCAATGTGCTGTACTTGAATTTTTTACAATGACAAACAACGGCTCGTTGTTTTCATTTTTAATTTGATTTTGCAACAAAATAATTCTCCTGTGATTAAAGGATTTCAAACTAGTACCAAACCAATTTTACATAATAGTAATATACTACTAAAAAAATCTGGACTCTCACCCTTATAAAAAAAAACATACTCTACACTGCCCTAGGGCAGTGTAGAGGTAGTTTGATTAATCTTCAGATTCTTCTTCTACAGGTTTTTCTGTAAATGTAGGATCGTCGTTACTATCAGCTAAAGGATCAGTGATATCGTTTACACCTAAATCCATTAGTAAATTAGCAGTAGACCATGTTGTTAAAATGTCACTGACTTCACCAATACTAAGCTTAGGTTTATCACCACTATAATTGTCTACATAAATGCTAGCATGGTCTCCTTGGACTACACCATTCATTACATGTCTCCAATCAGAATGTGCCTCACTTACCATACCCGGTTCATGATCAATGTAGGTATCTTCGTATCCACAAATTTGACCATCAACATAAGCTTGTCTAACAACAGGTTCGGCCATAATCCAGCGTTGCATAGTTAAGTTAGCTAGTTTGAATTGATCAGGAGTAGACAAAGGCATAATGAAATCTTGATGAACAATACTTGGGCCTTTTGATACTACGTAATTCCTTACTTGATCATAATAAGCTTCTGAATTGTACCAATTGTTTCTTTGTATTGTTTCTGACACATACTGCTGTGCCAGTGGTGTAATGTAATTATTAACAATACTAGCATCCATAACACCAGCATAATTTTTAATATTACTAGTGCCGTACATTAAAGATTCATAAGGACAAATTGATGGATTTGTATTTAATATTATCATTTATATTCCTTTATGTTTTTTGTTTATACAAAGTATTTTTAAAAATTCTATATATAGTATCTTCACTGCAATTATATTTTTTAGAATAATAAGAAGTTGAAGTGTTAGGATTATTGTGTTTATGCTGACGAATCCAGTTAGCATTATCATAACCAATTTTAAAATTAAAATCTTTTGTTATTATTGGTATATAATTTTTATCAATTCTACTTTTATTAATAATAACCAGATGTATACAACTTACTGATACTTTATATTTATCAGCGTAATATTTATACATAGTACCTGGATTAATTAAATAATGTTCTCTAATTTCTTTTACTTCAATATCTGTAAGTTTTGAAGTAACATTATCATCACCTAAATTTTTATTTAAAAGAACATTGTAAGAATGTTCCATGTTTTCTAAATTTGTACACCATTCTAAATTACTATAGTGATTATTAGCTTTATTACCATCAATATGGTTGACTACTAAGTCTTCATAAGACACATCTTTCAGATGCTCAGGACGTGAACAGAAAGCGTGAGCTACTAAACGATGCAATAGCCTTCTATGTCCTAATATTGCTTTAACACAATAACCTAAATTGTTTATACCTTTAGCATTTAAAACATAGTTTTTTATACGGCTAATAAATATACCAAAAATAGTTAATATGTGTTTAGAATTATAAAGCTTGTCTTTACGTACTCGCTGTATTTTAGATTCATTGTACTTTAGACTTAAATAAGCTTTATGATTGTCATCAACATTATAAGTGATCGTATAATCACCATGCGGACAATAATGCCACTCACGGTCTTTTTTATCTTTACTTTTAAAAATAATGTCCCAATTGTTTTTATTCTTAACAAAGAATACATAGTAAGGACAAGGATATTTTTTAAAAGCAGTAGTCTGGAAAAGACCTCTATCTTTATAACCTGTTAAAATACCTTTTAATATTTCTTCTTCTTTTTCTATTTTTAAACTTTCGAAGGGATCTACGGATTTACTAAAACCAATCATTATTTTTCACTTTCATGTTTACTCCTTACATGTTTGGTTTGGGTTAATACTATTAGAGTTTTCACAATAGTAATGTATATATAAAAAAATCTGGACTCTCACCCACATGGGTATACACTTTATTATTTTATATTGTCTTTTACTATTCTATATATTATATTACTATTATAACCATATTTCTTTTCGTATACACTAAGTGGTGTATTAGGGTATTGTTTTTTATGAGCTACAATTTCATTTATTTGTTCTTGTGTAGGTTTTTTCTTCTCTACACTGGTTATATCAAAAGTAGGATCTGGATGCAGTATGTTTTGTAGTATCTTACCAATGGTGCTAAAGTCTACACCAAATTTTTCAGCGTACCAAAACAATGTAGTCTTTAAATTTTCAGACTTATGCTTTCTTACCCAAGAGGCATCTTCAAAAGTCATTTTCCTTTTACCTATAAATTCTGGTACTGTATAATCAGGGTCGTAATAAGTTTTATTATTCAATAGAGCTTGTATTACATCAAAACCTACACTGTACTTATCCATATAGTATTTATAAGGACGAAGATTTGATATATAGTCATCACGTATTTCTTTGACTGTTTCATTTTTAAGAGCAGCGTTATATACCTCTTCGCCTTTTTTATGTACTAACAATAACTGGTCTATAGCATGCTGAACGTTTTCACTAGATGTACACCATTCTAGATTGGTATAATAATTATTCTGTTTATTACCATCTCTATGATTAACTACTAAGTCTTCATAAGGCACATCTTTCAGATGCTCAGGACGTGGGCAGAAAGCGTGTGCTACCATACGGTGAATGTTACCAGATTTAGTGTTATATAAGTTAACACAATTATACCCAGAATGATGTGTGACTGGTTTTAGAACATAACGACTTTTTCTATTAATAACTAGACCATGATCGGTAATTAAATATTTAGTACCATATAACCTACTTACTTTAATACGATTTACTTTTTGTAGATCATATTTAATACTAATGAAAGCTTTGTTTTTTTCATCTGTATTATATAAAATACTAATATCATTTACTTTAGAATATAACCATTCTTTATTTTTTTTATTTTTAGATTTAAATATAACTGCCCATTTCTGATCATTTGTTTTAATCAAAAAGATGTAGAACAAACATTTATAAATTTTAAAAGCTAAAGTTTGAAATAAACCACCTACTTTATAACCTGTGAAATAATTAAGCTTTTCCATAAATACCTTTCATTTTGAACGTTAAACTTAAGTTAATAGATAAATATGTTTGTATATATCTAAACAAACATTTTAATCAAAAAATAAATATTCATAGTATTTTTATGTAATATACTAATGAAGAGTATGTTTTTTTTTAGTTGATACATACTCTTCATTTAACTTTTAATAAGCTTCTAATAAACTCAAGGTTTCATTACTCATAGGGCTCACGTCTTTTTGATCTCTGAAATAATTGTGAATAATAGCTGCTGCTGGCTTAGGTAAGTCAAAAGCATCTGAAGGAGCACCATATTCAGAAACCGCAATATATGCGTAATGAGGTTTTAGAATCTCCGTAGCTTGTCTCATATAATCATCGATTATAATGGTGACAGGAATGGCATCGCCGTCAAAATCGAGGTTCAAAAGACGAACGTTCATGATTGGATGTGAAATCGTATAGTCTTTAGGATCTCTTTTTACCAATGCTTTTAATCTTTGAATAGAACCAGAACCAAGTGTAGGGTTACGAAGTAAAATAATATCGAAGTAACCTTCTTTTGACATTGATAACAATTCATCCAGACATTCGTTAACTATTGGGTCATAAGAATGAATAGATCCGTTAATAATATCGTTTACTTCAGATGGAGCAAAACCACGTTTGAGAAGTCTATTGCTAATATGAAGTCTTAGCATAGCAATGCTAGCACCCCAAGGCATTTTAACAACATCGTAATCATGTATTTCAGTCACAGAAGTAGCAACGCATCGCATTGTAAAATGACTTCGAGTACCAAAAACGTGTTGTCTAACTAATGCCTTTTTCCTGAACATTTCAACGCGCATATTGTCTAGTCTGTAATTGACTAAATTGAGTAAGGCTCTAGCTGCTCTAGAGTCAATAATCTTTTTATTCATGCGGGTAATATCGGCATCAGCATCAATGCCTTTCATCAAGTTGATGGTATCTACAATGAGTGAAATACCAGCACCAGTATAAGCACCTGTGGCGTTCTTCTCAACAATTACAAAACTTTTACCCAAGATAGGAATATGCTTAGGAAAAATGGCTTTTCTATAATGCTGTACCATGACGTGCATGGATGAACGTTCATAATTTTTACCATGAATTTGATATAGCACAGTCATGCATGAATCAAAGTTTTCTATGAAATAAGATAATCCTCTTTTCATTTGAAATTCATTAGACCATCGTTGCATTTCTAATGATTCTTTACTAGGTCTAGATTGTGAATTAATAATCCATGAAACGATACATTGTTCTCTAGAACGTGTTTTTGTGAATTCTTCAATCAAACAAGCTGTAAAAGCTGGTGATAAGAAAGATGCTACTCCTTCTGGACAACGAATCCAAACGTCTTCTGTGAATCCAATTTGAGTTGATTGTTTCACTGCAGTTTGACAATCTGGGCAAACATCACCTAGTCTGTCCATACCTGTACATAAACCACATTCACAACTTGGTGCTGATGTCAGGACGTTTTTGTCACTGGTATTAATCACCGAGTCAAGTAAATTTAGATCTGACTGATCTATACTGGATACATCATTTAAAACGATTGGAGAGCCTGTAGCTTTCGCATGCAGGAATCGTTCATCTGAGTCGTCTAATTCTGCAATAATAGCCAAAGAAATCTCCTTTATTTAGAAAAATTATCAAAGAAAATATACCGAGAGCTTTTGGGCTCTCGGTATATTTAGTATCATTGAGTCTTTATTTAAAACCCAATGACATAACTCAAATCGCCGATCAACGATCTATTAGAAAGAACGTTGACCAGGCATCACAAAGTTAGGCATGCCTACAGAAGCACCAGAATTGATGCTTGGGTTGTAAGCACCAATGCTGGATTGACTAAACGCATTTTGACTCCATACTGGAGCAAAGCGTGTCGAGCCCAAACCAATGTTGGAGCCATTTGTGAGCACAGGCGCTTTACCAGTGGCAAAGATTGCTTCAGCCAAAGCTGTAGCAAAACGGCCATCGATATTAACGATATAGCCAGTACCAGTAAACACAACAGAAGAACCAAGCAGTTCTTTGTACAGCTTGCGAAGAGTCTCAAGACGTGTAATAGCATCGTCTTGTTGACCATCAAATGCCATGTAGTAAGCTTTGAGAGCTTCAAGCATAGAAGCATTACCACCACGACCAACACGGTTCATGATAGTCACAGCGTTCACATCTGACAGATCGCGCTTAGTGCCTTCACTATCAGTGTAGTAACCCAGTGGGACCAAAGTCACACCAGGCATCACAGGAGTGATAGACTGTCCAGCAAGAATAGCTGCCAGGCGACCACCAGTCAATGCGTTAGCTGCTTCAACAATACGTTGTGCATGGTCACGATTGGCAGGGTTAGCTGCTTGCAAGAAGATGCTGTTGTGATAACTGTCTTGACCAAGACGAGAAATACGCAACGTATAAGCAGTTTGGTCAGCAACCATCTGGTTGAACAATTCTACTTTTTGGTTGATATCAGCGCTATTGATGTCAGCGATAGGCTCGCTTTGACCAGTAGTCTTTTTGTCAATGTTGGCCAACACGTTCAAACCAGCGATAGACCACATGGATGCTTGCTCTTGTGAGGAGCTAGTAGCCAAGAAGCCATCAATCAGGTTTTCACGACGACGGAAGTGAAGGATGGTAGAGCCCAAGCTGAGCAACTGCATTTGCAGTGTATTCAAGTTAGGAGAATCCAAAATAGTCATCACTACACGAGCGTTGAGCTGAGGTTTACGTGCAGGAACGCCATAACCAGGAACAACTTGCAAATTAGAAGCTTGTGGCGTGCCAACAAACTCATCTGCAGGAATGACATCCAAGTAACCACCAGACAGCGTCTGTGGGTCACGTTGAGTACCATCGTTCATGGAGTACATGCCATTGCCGCTGTTCTTAGCATCAGTGACTTTGTTCACAGCCAACATAAAACGAGCATTGTGTACAGTGCCAGTAGTATGTTCTTGATGAGGAACACCAGCGTAAGCTACAACAGATTCTAGACGTTTGCCTTGCGACATACGGGTCAAATCCATAGGCTTACCATTGGCTTGTTGTACGTCTACCTTAGCAGTCCACAGTGGGATGATTGCATAGGTATTGATCAACTGAGCCATGGCGTTGTCGTCTTGGGTTTTGTAGTTGGAAGAAACCAAACAACCCATAACGTTAGTAGGCACCAGACGCTCAAACCCTTTGGTACGTGCCCAATCTTGTACAGCTGCTTTGACAGTGTTTTCATACACGTTGTCATAGCAATCCATGTCAGTCAGGTGCCAAACAGTTTTAATGTTGCCATTGCTGTTAGTTGGGACTTCACGAGTGCCTGGATCACGGCTAGGATCTTGGAATACCAGTACGGTGTAGTACAAGTTACCATCGTCTTTTCCAGGTGCTACAGCAATGATACCAGGTGCATGCAGCTGAGAGAATTGCGGCAAAGCAGTATCAAGAGGAATCAGGTCAACAGGAATTTTCTCCAAAGTGTTAGGAGAGATCTTTGTTTTCAAAGCGTCTTGAGCTTTTCGGTACAGTTCTTGGAAACCAACACCACCAGTTTTCTTGGTAATTGCACCAAGGCTAACGTTGTCAAAGCCATCGTCTCCAGAATCATTGGTAGGGGCTGCTGAGCTCAAAGAACCAAAACCAGGAGCTGCAGGTGCAGTTGCTTGAGTTGTCGCGGTTTCTTGGGTATCGACGTTGAGAGACATTTTAAATTTCCTTCATGGGAATATTCACACATTGTTATCAATGTTTACCTAAACACATAAGTGGGATGCGTTTAGGTGAAGCCGAAGTGGATCTTCGCATTACTCCATACTAGTAATATAAGTATGAAATTTTCTGCATTCTCACCCCTGAAGTGCGAGTACTAATGTGTACTTACCATTAAAGGGTTTAAATACATTTATTCAAAATCATACTTAACTACTACATTGTCACTAAAGACAATGCGGGAGTAGTTCTCCATTATATACGTAATTCATTGTATTTTTTTGCATTAATCTATAAAGAACTACTATAACAACTCCTATGATTATACAGAAGAAGTGATAAAAACATGAGTAATAATTTCGATTTCACAGATTATAGTTTCTATAAAAGAGAACTTGATGTAGCTAAAACCGCTTTGTCTCAATACAGCCATTTTCTTCAAATAGAAAAAGGTATTACAAAAGAACAAGCAGATGCTTTTTTAAGAGAACATGTTATTCCTAAGATCAAAGATCCTGAAATGACAGTACTAAAAAAGAATGAATTTGGCGATAGGTTTTTAAATAAAACAACCTACTTAGGACATATCAATCAGGCTATACAAACTGAAAATATATTAGTTCCTTGCTTAACACAGTACTTACCATCAAAAGTAATGAAGTCTCCTATTGCATCGTTTATGGTAAAAAACATTGCAAAAAGAAAAGCATTTAAAAAATTAGAAGCAGTAGCTGAAGCTAAAAAAGATGTTTCAAATTCTATTTTTTACGGCACACTTCAAAAAGCTAAAAAGACTTCTAATAACTCTGTATCAGGTGCATTGACTGTAGCTAGTACTGGTCTTAAGAATGCTAGTGGTCATCAAACACTTACCAGTATTTGTAGGATTACTACAGCTATTGGTAATGGACATACTGAGAGATGTTTATCAGGTACTCGACTTTATTTTGATTGTGATACAGCATTGGCTAATATGGTTAGTCTTATATCTGGAACAGACATAAACCATTTTGATAGTATTTTGAAAAAATATAATTTAGTATATCCAACACAAGAACAAGTATACGATTGTATAATGAGATCACTTAGTTTATATACAGTACGTATGAAAGATGAAAATATATTGAAATCTTTTATATCTAAATTAAACGATACACAAAGAGCAGTCATTGTATACACTGGTGATCTTTATCATATAAGATTATGTAACGATTCTTTCATGAAAAAAATGATAGATGATTTAAGTGTTATTAACATTACTGGAGAAGTTGAAGATGAAAATCCAGTCAAATGGTTATATTCAGTTCATGAAAAGATATTGATTCACACAAAACAATTAGTAACTGAGTATGCTGTAGATCAAGATCCAGATATTGGAAAATGGCCTAAAGAAAACATGTTAGCTTTGTATCATACTACAAAAGCATTGTGTAAGGCATTAGAAAAATATGAGTCATTTATTAGATGTATATTTACAAATAACCATTTACCACCAAGAGTAGGATCTTTTCCTAATTCAGTCAGAAGAGTGGTTTTAGGTGGTGATACTGATAGCACATTTTTTACTGTACAAGACTGGTGTATTTGGAAAAACGATTCTATTATTTATGATAAAGAATATGTTAAAGTAGTATCTGTTATGAACATGTTAGTATCAATTACACTTGTTCATTACTTAGCATATTTTTCTTCTCAAATGGGAGTAGATAAAGAAAATTTGTTTACTGTAGAGATGAAAAATGAATTTAGATTTGATGTCATGTTAATGACCTTAATGACTAAACACTACGCATCGATTATTGGTGCTAAAGAAGGTAATATGACTTCTAAGAAAAAATACGAAGTCAAAGGAGCTAACTTTATATCATCAGCCATACCTAAAGTTAGCTTAGATTCTTGTGATAGTATTTTGAAAAAAGACATTATTGAATCCCTACAAACTACTGGTAAAGTTAATTTAAAAGAAATTATTACAAAAATAGCTAATGCTGAAGCTATGGTTATAAACTCTGTCAATGATGCAAGTAGTACCATACTTAGAAAAAGCAAAATTAAATCGCCTCAAGCTTATAAAAATGCTGAGTCTACTCCTAGTTACCAACAACATCTTTTGTGGACAGAAGTATTTGCTCCTAAATACGGCAGACCGCCAGATTTACCTTATGCCACACTTTCTGTTAATACAAATACCAATACAAAAACCAAGATGAACGATTTCATCAACTCTATGGAAGATAAAGAGTTGGCTATGCGTATGGTTACTTGGATGCAAAAACATAAAAGAGAATACCTTAGTAGTTACATGATGCCTCAAGCATTGTTAAATCATACTGGAATTCCTAAAGAGCTGCGTAGTGTTATTGATTATAGAAAAGTGGTCAGAAAAGCTTGTACCAATCATTATCTTTTAGCTCAAGCTCTGGGTGTTTATCCTGATAATGAAAATCGTACAGTAATCGAATGGTTAGGTGGTCAGATTGAAGACCATATTTAAACAATAAGGGTTTTATGAATTATACGTTATTTAATCCAATAGAAAAATTAAGAGTACCTGTATCTTTAGATCCTAAACACCGTCAATTAAAAATGATGGTAAAAAAAGATATTGAAAATGTAAAAAAATATTACATTAAAAGACCTCAATTTTTAAATAATTCACATATTCTTATTAAACTTATTAGTCTATTAGACAAAGGAGTTGATGAGACATTTAATGAGTGCTATTCAAGGGTCTCTAAGACCTATAGAAACTCTTGTTCTACATTAGGTATAACTACCTATGCTACTGTAGGAAAAATGCACGATGGGGAGTTTTATCAAAACACCCAGGAGTATATAGTAGCTATTGATAGATATTTTCCAGTAGCTTATATAGATAGAGATTGGAAAGATTTAGAGCCAGTAAAAGTTATATGTCATGAAGTCAAGAAATTAAATTTTATACAACCTGGACCTTTATGTTTTTGTGATTCAGCCGGTTATAGTGTAGTTGAAATTAATCCAGTCATGTTAGCTTGCATGTATAAAGCTTTTTGTGAAGACTCCATATCTAAAAATAAACTATCTTACTCTGTTACCCCTAAAGATTTTATTACTAGATTTGTTTTTCCAAACATGATTGAAAGACATATTGATTTAGTTATAGCTAATAGATCTAGTGACTTAGCAAATGGAATACACATTCAATCTGTTTTAGATATCAATAGAAAAAGTTTAAAACAACCTTTCTATATATTTACAAATACGAAACAAATAGACAATAGTTTAAAATATCAGTTAAATAACATTGCTGAAAAAGTAACAAATGCTCAACAAGCATTATCTAATGTTTCTGTATATAATAAAAAAGATTTGTTTGAATTGTTTAGTTATAAAACTGTTCACAGATCAGTACAGATCGATTGGATATATGCACTTGTGTTTTTGAAATATTTTGATATTTTAAATAAAATCAGTAAAAACGAGAGTTTGACTAAAAGATCAAAAGGTCATTTGTATCAAATGTCAAGAGAACTTATTAGAAACAATGCTATTGGCATGTCTATTAAAATGGCATATAAAAATCCATTAGCTACTTATAATTATATAGTTTCTAATCGATTAATTAATTTAACAGCTTTAAGTGGTTCATTGTCTATGCGCAATAATTTAATAGTTAATAAAATCCTACAAAGATAAAAAAAAAACATACTACACACTGGCTATTAGCCAGTGTGTAGAGTTTGATTAAATCGACCTCAGCTTGTTGTCAGTTTCTGTCCAAACACTATCGAATATATGTAACACTTCTTTAAGTGTTTCAGTCCAGTCGTTGTCTGTTAAGATACCTTCAAATACATCGTCAAAATCAATCTGAATTGCTCCAGACATTTGTTGGTAAAATAATTTAAACAAAATCATTGACAGTCTAATGTGTGTAATGAATTCGACTTGGAAAGGAAATTCACATTCATGAATGTTATCGATTCCAAGATCTATTTCATATTCATCAAACCTTTCATCATTGCAGATTAAACCACAGTGAAATTTGTATGTTTTATTTGTTACAATGTCAAATTTTGACAAAGTAATTCCATAAACCAATGGGCGCTTTTGTCGTTTATTGTGTTTACCAATGGCATATTGGATTTTACAACCTTTACCGAAGTAGCTGGTCATGTACAAAATGCCATTGACTTTTTCTGCACTCTGTGGTTGGAAAATAGAAAGTGCTTTGACATCAAAGTTTTGCAATTTAGACACTTATATTTTCCTTATTGACAGTTGCACAGATTTTGAAGAATGACAATGTTTTCAGTTGTGTAAGCATCAGCTGCCTCTAACACTTCTGAAAAACGCTCGCATGCACAACCAACCGTACTTTCATGTAGTACTTCAGAAGCAGAACCATTGATATGAATGGACAGTGGCTTGTAAAGATGATCAAATTTCATGATTACAGTAGTACCATTGACTACAGTAGTAGCCTCATGCCCATAGTCTTTTGATTTGATTGAGACATTTTCAATAGTAGATTCAGTTGAAGACATTTTTTTTTCCTTGTAGATTAAAGGAGTTATAAGCAATAAACCGTTTATTGCTTTCATGATAGTAATATGTGAATATAAATTTCTGGACTCTCACCCTGTGAAAAAAAAACATACACTCTACTGGTCTTATACCAGTAGAGTGTTTGATTAACATTATTTTATTTCATCTTTTATACGAAATTTCATAGACCAATCTAATTGATAATTATTTAATATTTGTTCTACGGAACTTAATCTATTATCTAAAAATTTATCATTGTATAAAAGATAAGCTTTTCTACTAGATGATATAGCTTTATCTAGTATCGATTTGAATTGTCTATTAACTTTAGCATCAAACTCACCTATAGACAATGTTGCTAATTCATGCTCTACATTTATTTTATCTAAGTGTTCAAACACTTTTTCTAAATTATTATTTACAAATGTGATGTAGATATAACTATCTAATTTTAAAATTTTCTCTATAGCTTCTATAATACCTTGTGTTTTAACACCTTCAGTAATATAGATAAACACACCAGTTTTACTTCTATAATTGTTGTTAGCTATTCTATTAGCCCATATTTTAAAACCATCGATAGAGGTTGTTTGTTTCATTAAGTTAACATGTTTATGACACAGTACAATATTATCTACTGTATAGCCTTTGTCACTGTTTACTCTGTCTACTGACGCTGTATTATATTCAAAAGAAATAGGTACACCACTATAGTAACATTTGAAATCTTGTTTTTCAAACTGATCCCATACGTCTTTAGCTGTTATATTAAATTCTATATAACGGCCATTTTTAGATCTGTATCTTGCACTTTTTTCCATTTGTTTCACGTAAGTACCAGTTACTTCCTTATAGCCTGTGTAATTACAATTGAGCTCTCCTACCTTACCATGTGGCAGATTAGGATGCGGCACACAACCACAAGAATATCTTAAAGGTCTATCGCCATTTTGGAGTATCCTGCCTTTTGTTCCTAATATTTCGTCGGTCTTTAAACTTATTAAATTACCACAGTCGCACTGAACCTTCCAATATCTAGAAGTCTCTTTTGAGCCTGGGTGCTTTAAGTCAGATTTTTCATAATCTAACACTTTTAGCATATTAAATTTCATACCGATTAAATCTTTTTTAAGATTTTCAGTTTCTTTTTCTTCACGTTGAATAGCTGAGCATTTGTTACAACTTTTAGTTTCACCTGATAGTAATACATCTGGTCTAATATTTAATATAGTTTTATTATAACAATCACATTGTACTTTCCACAGTCTTCTTGGACCACCACTTTTAGTAGGTTCACTTAGTTCAGGTTCATTTAAGACTGTTAAATGATTATATTTCTTACCAATACAATCTGAATGTATAAATTTTCTAGAACCAAGTGTAGTACATTTGTGACAAGATTGAGAAGCTTTATGTATTAAAGAATGTGATGAAACATCATTTTTACTACCACAATCACAAGTTACTTTCCACTTCCAACGATTACCATATGGAATTTCTGGGTGGTCGTCTACTGTCCATTTACCAAATTTCTTACCAATATAATCAGAGTGTTTATGTTTTTTATTGGACTCTAAAGAACACTTTCTACATTCTCTTCTAGTTCCATTAGTTATATCTCTAGCATCATATTCATCAATATTACCACAATCACATTTTGCTTTATAAAATCTTCTAGAATTTTTATTACCTTTGTCTACTTCTTCTAGTAAAAGTAATTTAGAAAATATTTTACCCTCTAGACCCAAAGGCTTTTTTCTAGATACTGAATATCTTTGACTATTCATTTTTGTTTACTCCAATTTAAAATATTCAAAAATCATAAGATGACTAACTCTTTCAATATAGTAATATATGTTTATATTTTTCTGCATTCTCACCTTTGGTGAATATTTTAATCATACACTCTACACAGCCTATAGGCTGTGTAGAGGTATTTATATTAATTAAAGCTTGCCAGCAAGAACAGCAGTGCCGTCTTGAGACATCTTTTTAAGCAAGTCCGAATTGCTGCCTGAACTGTTCGCCATAATGTCACTGCCTATCCCGCGTAAGTGCGCAGGCCGTAATGAAGGACTTGAGTTCAACATTGACCTGCTCGTCATGATGGTTTGTGCCAGAGACTGAATGCCACTTCCAAAGATAGCAGTGCCAGTCCAATCGACATCGATATTGGTTAACTCACCATTAGCTGTCATATCACGACGCATGTTGATTGAGCCAGTAGTCTTAGGCATCATGTTGACAACCAATACTGCGTTCTCTACACGGCGGTGATCTGGAGTAGGTTCCCAGAATAAAACAATGCCTGCTCGTTGATCATTTAAATAATCAGTAGGACGACTTGCTTCATCGAGCAAGGTTACCAAATCTGGATACTTAGTTTCAGCATTCATGCCTACCAACTGCATATAAGTATTCAAGAAATGGAAAATAGGACGACCGTAGTAATCTACGTAAGTGGTCTTAGGATTGACTTGTTTACGTTTGATGTTTGTAAGGTCATGGTACATTTGACCAGTGCCGCCAAAGGCAGTCTCTTCGTATTCATAGTCATAACCCAGCTCAAAACCTTCGATGGTCTTGCAATGAGTTTCAAACAAAGCTACCCAAGAAGCAATTAGCTTCTCACCACCAGGAACAGCTTTAAAAGCACCTGGAGTTTGAAGCACTTGTACTTCCATTTGACGCGATACGTCATGGGTATTAACTGCCCAGTTTTCTGGAGCAGTAGCCCAGCCAAATTGGCCAAACTTTGCTAAGTTAACTTGTTGATGTGTTTTGCCGTAAGATACAATTGAGTCTGTGTGAGAGACCAACGATTCTTGTGGGCGATCTGCGCCAGCAACGTTGCTGATGCCAGTATCAGGTAAAGCCATGATGATTTCCTTTTTGAAAAAATGTTTGTTTTTGTGATGAGTTTAAATGAATGAGAAGTTTTTTATTTCTTCTCATTCATTCTTGGCTTATCACTGAGGAATATCACCAGTGCGATAAGCATGCTTAGACAATACCATAGCTGTCTTCATGTTGTTAGCGCTGTAGTGCAGCTCTAAATGCCATGAATAACCTAATGTAGCATCGCCTTCAGTGATGATACATTTTGGCACTACAGTAGCCAAACCAGCAAAACGTCCATTGATATCACGCTCGCAAAACTTAGTTACAGCTTCAATGAACTGCAGATTAGTATAACGAACATTACCAGTGAAAGTGGCATGTGCTTTAAAGCCAAGACGCTCTAAGCTGATAGCTGCCCAAACAGCATAACTGTTAGTCAGGATAGACGTATCATTAGAGTAAACACTGCGCACAGCTGGGAAGTGGTCTTCTGTAGAGCTGTATGCTTGTGGATAAGTAACACCATTGTCCCACAGTTTATTGCGAGTAGCCGGTGGTACAAATCTAGTAGTCAAGTCGTAGAAAGCAGTAATCTTGTTCGAAGGATACGAATCATAAATTTCTGCTTGTTTCCATACACGGTTTTGAGCCGAGAAAACTTTACAGTTTTTGATCAGCAAATCCAAAGTCAATGGTAGGCGACCAGCGTAATTAAAGTTATTAGAACGGCCTGCTCCATCCACTAACCAACCACGGCAAGTAGGAGTACCGTAGTAAGTGCTCTCGGAGAAAGCACGAATTACACCTACCAAAGAAGTAGTACGACCAATACGTTCAGCTTCAGTTAGCTTTTCTTCACCATAAACATAATTGGAAACATATACTGCCAAATCTTTACGCAGTGGAGCACCAATGAAGGCAGCTAATTTAAGTTTGTTGCTAAAGCTAAAACCAGTATCATAGAAGACAGACTCTTCCATGAGCAAAGGATTTTGATAGATGCTGTTTTGATCCAAATAGTTTTGAATGTCAGCAACTACTTTAGTTTCATATTGCTCTAAAGTAATAGTACCATCGCTAGAACCACCAAGCATAATGTCGCTAGACTGACCAATAGTGACAGCATTAGCAACAGCGGTAGTACCATCCATACCGTTACCCAATTGGATAGCATAGTAAGGAACATTGGTAGTAGTACGTGCTGTGAATGGGTTAATCAAATATGGCAAATCTTCAGTCGTAGAGACATCAGTAAATGCAGCATCAACACCAAGTGGGAATTCAGCAGCTACTGCAATTTGTTCAGCAGTATACAGCATTTGAAGTGCAGCTTCAATAGAAGCTTTATAAGTCTTCACTTCAGAAATATCACCAACCGTATAAGGCAAGCTTAGGTTTGTAGTATTGTCCCAATTGGACAATGCTGTAGCCAAAGACATGCTAGAAGCAGTATCTGGGTCTTTGTAGCTGTCATCTAAAGAGAACCATGCATCAGTAGCTGCATAGATACTTTTCACTACAGTGCTAGAAGATTTAGCATCTGGTTTACGCACTGTCAAAAGACGATAAAGTTGTTGACCAGCTTTTGTATGACGAGCACGTGTATCAATAGGATCGACCGTAGCAATACGAAGACCTGACAGATGGAATACTTCGCCCCAACTAGAAGCACGGAAGCTCATCAGTGGGTAAAGTTGGCTGGTTGCACCACCGACTACTGTAGAGCCAGATTTGATAGATGCTTTACCAAAATCATCGTCTGCTGTAGCAGAACTGTCAACTTGTGCGACAATACCAACTTGGTAACCATCATAAGTAGCACCGCCTGCTTTAGCGATAGCAGCGCCAGTGATAGAATCACGTTTGATAGATCCATCTGCATTGCGTTCGTATGACTGGACTTGTTTTTCAACAATATCCAAATACAAAGTAACGTTAGCCCTTGGTCCAGCATTATCCGGTTTGACCCGTCGAATCTTTTGGAGGTTAGCACCTGCAGCAGCAAGGTTAGAACCAAAGGTTTGGTGTGTGAAGTACTTAGAGCCTTCAACAAATGATTCAGAACCAAATAGTGCTGCACGTCGACCACCGTCGACTAGAGCTTCTTCAGGACCTTTAGATGTCAAAAGGTAAAATACAGGGGTGTGGTCTGGAGCACCAGCGATAGGCTCGACTGGCAAAGCGCGAGTCGAGTTATCCTGAATGCCCAACGAGACCACATGCGGAGCAGCGGTTTGTGGAAGCATAATGTGTTTTCCTTAATTTCATGCATGAAACGAAAAATAACTACCGTCTAGATCGGCAGCCAAATGATTCTAGTATTTATTTAAATGCTTTTTTAGATTATATTAATATATGGGTATTTATTGTTTATTTAACACAAATGTTCATATATTAATATAATCATTACTTTCTAAACTGGAGAAAAACGAAATGAAATATCAAGTACATGAAACCTCAGTACTAAAACCATATGTCAGCGCATATGAAGCAGCAAAGAAACAATTAGAACAATATTACGAAATGGGTATGTTTCCTAATAGTGTAATTAACGATATTGATCTAAAGAAAGGTCAATTTGAAGAAGGGTCTATCTATTTTAACTACGAACAAGATGGCGTTAGAAAGTCTGTTCGTGTTATACCATATATGAATCAGCGCCTAGGCATGCATGGATTTAAACATCCAATAGTCATCGATACTAAAGACATGTCTACTACAGTTATTTTTAATGCTAATGCATATGGCCAGTTAGGTGTAGACGGCATTGTTAAAATTAGACAATCATCAATGCATCAATTTAACTTTATGATCAGTTATTCTGTATTGCTAGGAAAAATTGCATGTGGTCAAATTAACAAACAGACTGTAATATCTTTAGGTACACTAGCAGCTAATGCTTTTTCTGTATGTATGTCACAAGCTCTAGCAAGGTCTTATTCTTTAGACTATTCTGTACAATTAAATATACAAGTAGTATGTGCTTATTTTTATTATGCAGTTGGACTTGGTTGTTCAATGGAAGAAGCTACTGAACTCAGTAGCATATCTACTAAAGTAAGTATTGATCAAATCAAAGAAATGATCAATGAAAATGATTTTGAATCTATGATTGATATTCCTAGTTTAGCTACTATGATTGGTAAATCTTGTAAATCTGAAAGATTGTCAGATTTAAAACCAATTGTTTTGTATACAATGTTAAAACAATATTGGGTAGGTGAAAATGGTGCAGAAATGATTTGTGCTGCATATGAGATTCCACTGCTTTGGTGTTTTTTATGTTATAGCGCAATGGAACATGTCATATATAAGAAAAATCAATTATCGGATGTTTTAAAAATAAGCTCTAAGCATTTTGATGCGCAGCAATTGTCTTATGGCATGAGAAAAATTCTATCTAACGAGGGTAATTAAAATGGTTCAATCGATAGCTACTAAAATAGCAAGAGCAGCGTTTTGGCCATATAAAGGTCAAGATAAGCAACTCATAGTAAAATTAAAAAGAATAACACCTAAAAACGGCGTGACTGGTGACTATATGTTTAACAGTGAACTAGTCAAAGCTCCTATAGCTAGTAAGGTAACTCATTATTATTTATTACCTACAACAAACTTTGATCGTTGGAGCACAATTGAAGTCAATAATCAAAGAAAAAAACATTTAGGCATATGGATGAGCCTAAAGGATAATTGGAATAGTTTTAATATACTATTTGATATTTATACTTATACTGGAATTAGTGTACCTATAAGCATGGTTTATTATAGAGTATCCAATAATGGTGTTATGCATTTAGCACTGGTAGAAGATTTCACTACTATAAAAATAGATCCAGTAGTAGATGATCTTTATCTAAAAATGTATGATAACATCTACTATAGATCAGGCTATGGTAATATTGGAAATTTAAATTTCTATGGTAAGAAAGTATCTACACTAGCAGATGCTGCCGATATTGTTAACATACAAAATACATTAGATTTAGATAAATGTCTTTGTTTTAGAAGTGGTAAACTAATTGATAGACACGATGTTGCAAAAACAGCAATAGGCGATCACTTAGAGATTTATGAAGATGAGAGTATTTACTATAAGTCAATATCTAAAATATCAGATATGCCTTATTACCATAGTACAACTCACAATTGTAATAAGTTTGTCTTTGTGATAAACAACAACGGAGTAGTAAATACTCAAGAGCGTTGTTGGGTAGATGATACTTCTTTTTATCTTTATAATGAAGTAGAAAAAGTAGGTATCTATTTACATACAAACATTATGAAAAACATTATGAATTTAACACATAATGTTTTCTCTATAGCTTCTGATTATCTAAATGATGTTTCTGAAAAAAATGGAGAACTATTTAACTTAAGCAATTGTAGTATCATTGCAATTTGTAGAAAAGACAATAGTGATGAAAAAGTATTTAGCACTACGCTTTGTTTAAACGATTTATACTATACTGCTTTTAGCAATAATGGCTTAGACCCTAAATCTATAGCACAGTTAATTTGTTCGCCGTCTACTATTGCTCAATGGAGAGGTAATAACTTAGAGACTGGCGTATTGAATCAGTTTTTTAATAGCAATTATGGTAATTCTGATATAATCAGTAAAGACCTTGTAGGCTACCATAGTCTTTTTGATGTCTATGGTAATAGTTTACAACCAGTCAGCAATGGCTATAAAGTACCTGATATTTTTAGTGAAGATTTTGTAATACAGACCTTTGATAGCAATGGGTTAGCTACTGATTTAGGTAATCTTAAAAAATCTAAAGTAAGACCATTTTCTACAGCTGCTGGCTCTAATGGTTCTGTTGTATTTGATAGTAACTATTTCAACGTAATGCCTCAATACGTTAAATACTATCCTAGTATGCAACAAGCTGAATTAATAAATGTGACAATGCAAGATATCTTGCCTGGTATGCAATTGGTAAGCTATCCTAGACTCAATAATGATACAGGTATTTATGATTCACATAGAAACAGCTCTATTGTAACTCTTAACAAATATAGAGAATATAAATTCTACTATAAAGGTACTTTAGAAAAATACTACCGGCCAGCAGAGTTAGGTACTCATTATACTATCAATGGTAATGTGCTGACATGGTTAACTAATAGTAATACAATAAATACTTGTATACGTTCTAGTGAAGATGGTTATTGCTTTCACGGGGTTGTTAATTTGTTAAATTCTGGTACTTATAAGAAAAGAACTAAAAGAGTAGTGATTAAATACTCACCAGAAGTCTTAAACGGTCATATAAGCGTAGGTAGTGTCAGTGTTCCTAATAACTACGTTAGAAGACATGAAGACGTTTTATGGGGCTATATTCATGTATATGTTAATGGTAGAAGATTAATAGAAAACATAGATTACGTTATTTCTAGAGAAAATGGAGAAATAATAATTCATAGCTCTGTAGCTTTATTAAATAACACTACAGATCAAACATTTAAATACAGTGTATATTGTTTTGGACACCCTAATGCTGAAGGTGGTAGAAATAAAGCCTTAGAGTTTGGTGTTGTCTATAAATCTATGATTTCTAATAACTCCAAATATGAGAGTTATAAAAATAGAAATTGTTCTATGGTGGTCAACGGCTCTACATTTAACATAGATCAAGGTGTTTATAAACTGGCTAATGAAAACCAAACCAGTCAAGCACTACACAGTTTTAACAGTAGTTTTTATTTAATTGAAGATAACTACTACGATGTTGCACACATGTATCAATCGCACAGTGATTTTAATACAAGTGAACAAATAAAAAAAGAACTTGATTTTAGAGTTGTTGCAGCTACTGCAATTAACGCCGTTAAAGTAAGTCAAGATCCTACTGGATCAGATACATCTATCAATAGAACAGTATTGGTATCGGCGTTCCTTAATGCTATTATCCTGGATGTTTTATATGATAATTATGCTGTACCAGATTACAGCAGCAGTTTAGATGTTAATCATCACAGAACACAACTGGTAAATTTATACAATGATTTATATGTTGTTGATCCTGTGTACAGATGGAACAATGACTTAAAATTATTTACACAACATATTGATTTATTTCCTACTTATTGTAATTATGAATTAAGTATGAATATGAGTAAATTCAGATTCATTAAAGAAATAGTCAATGCGTTTGCACCACAAATAGACATCAACCGTTTCATCAACATCACAAATTAAAGAAAGTAATTAACCATGACAACAGTCGTAAGTAATTCAAATCCTTTAGCACCAGGAAATGCTATACAAGTAGTGGCTGTGCCAGCAAATGCTTTAGGTAGCGATGGTGGTATACCCATTTATAATCCTTCATTAGGATTTAAGATTTGGAGTGAAGACCAAATTTTCAATGGTGGCCCTGCCATTAATAAATACATTCCTAATTTGAATGATATTGTTATTTTATTTACAAACAACCAAATGACTTTTACAAAAGTGATTGGTTATAATTCAGACATGACTTGTGTAGTACAAGAACAAGTCATAGGAAGCGATCCTAGCTCTTTTAGTCCTAATGACATCTTTACTGGAATAGGACCAGGGGCACCTAGCGATATTTACAGAGTCTATGTTGATAGTTCTGTAAATCCTAAGAGAGTCAACATTGATGCCATGCTTACTATAAGTGGCACCGAATGCAGATCTTTCAAGCTCTATAAAGGCTCGACCGTAGGAGCACAGGGTACTGTTGTATCTATTCGTTATAACGGCTCAGGATCTTACACAGATGACGCTATTGCAATGAAGCCATTGCAACAAAACAACAGCGTTACTACTCTTTGGGGGTTTCCAGAGTTTCACAGCAATCATACGTTAGCAGATGGTGAAGTACTAACATTGGTAATTTATACTGATACAGGTAGTGTTTACCATCATAGACAATTGATGGTTCAAAATACTGATTACTTCCGTACTACTGATTATACAAAGAAAGCTATTGATCATATAGCTCTAGAGACTGTATTTATGGGAGTCAATGATAATATCATTCATTATCCTATTAACGTAACAGCTGGTAGCGTCAATATGAGCTGTGTAGTAACATATAAAGATGGTACTACACAAAATGTTTCTATAGATGGTAGTAGAGCTAAGATTTTTGGTTTTAGTGAATACCAAGCCACTTATACAGGTCAACAATTTGAAGTAGCACTTCAATATGTTATAGGCGCTAATGAATCTTATATAGGTGATGGTCTAAACGTAGACGGTACTGTCATTACAAGAGTTTATCAAGCTGTCACTAGTGCACAGCCAGGTAACTATAACTATCGTCTATATTGCCAACCAGTTTTTAACATGTTGGCAACACGATATGATTTAAAATGGTGGCTACATAACCTAGACAGAAATGTCAGCTACGATGCTACAGGAGTTGTCACTGTCAATGAAGGCCTTACGCCTTATGATGGTACTTTATTTGGTAGTAGACAAGCACTTAATGTTTCTGTTGACGTAGAAGATGTTAATGGTTCTTTAGCTGCTTATAGACATACACAAAGTTTAGCAGTAACTCTATATGGTTCTCCAGCCACACACGATACACCATTTGGCGTAGCGTATGACATTAATCAATCTAGTCTTTATGGAGATAGAGCATATGCTACTATTTCTAATAACGGCTCAGGAAATACACTAGTCAATATTGCACCTGGACTCTCTAATCTTAATGATTGGATAGACAGAATGTATACTAGACTGCGTCCTTCTTTTGATAGTAACATAGAACCAAGTGCTCCAGTTCCTACACATGTTATTGTTAAATATGATGCTACCAATACTGTTACTGTACCTATTACAAATCAAAACCTATCTTTGACATTGAGTGGTAACATTACCGTTTGGTCTGGTAAATCTTTGATACTAACTTTCATCAAAGACATTGGTAGTGGTAATGCTATACAATACTTAGCTACTGGTGTAGTGTACATGCGATAATAAAAAAAAA